ACACGCTGATCACCAGCCTTGTCAGCGTTCTTAATGAGCTTAATGAGCTCGTTGCGGTCAGCGGCCATACTTTTCCCTTATACCTTCTAGTTCGGGGTCCTCTGGCGCAGCTTCGTCTTCAAACTGATTATACGGTGGCTCGGCGCCACCGGCACGGATTTCCTTACGGTGCCGCTCAATGACTTTCCTGTATCCCGTCTTGAACTTCTGCAGCTTATCCATCGCAGCCGCATAGGTATCCGTGTCCACCGGGATAAATGAAGTCAGGTACTTGAATTCCGCCTGCGTAATCGCGGCACCGGATAAGTCATGGCGGACCTTGGTGGTGAGCGCCGCCATGTCTGCTCTTGGGCCGACACCCTTCGGGTCAATACGGACCAGGGTCCAACCGGGGAGGAAGCCCTTCAAGCCAACCGCATCCGGGTAACTCTTCAGCCCGTCTATGGCATCCGTGGCGCGGGAATAACCTTCGTTGGACTCGTCCCACTTCTTACGGACGTCGGCTGGCACCTTGAACCAACCGACCTTCTGCATTCCTTTCGCTGTATCGCCTGCCGCTTTGACCTTCGCACTGGCATGAATCTTAGCCATTTGCAGCTTGATTTGGTCGCTTTTCGCACGCGCTTCGTTGGCGATTTCCAGCAATCGTTGCCTTGATTCGCGGGTGTTCGCACGGCCAGCTTCCCGCATTGCTTCCAGCTCCATTTGATTCGAAGCCTTGAGTTCTTGCTCGAGCTGCTTCCTTTGTGAGGCTTTGTCCAGCGACGCTTCATACTCCGAGGCGTGCCGCACCGTTCCATCCGGCTCCAAGATTAACCCACGCCCGATGTGCTGCCGCTTCTGCGGGATGAGCGCCTTCTGCCGCTGTGTGGATTCCGAGACAAACGCATGGTTGAGGGCGTTCCGGGTCGCGGGCAGGTAGGAAATCATGCGTAGCATGTTCTTTTCCCGCTCGCTGAACCCCACATCCGGCTGTTGCTGAAGGGAGGTCGCGGTTGTTTTCAGCTCGTCGGCTGGCGCGGCTCCGGCTGTGTCTGTCTCTGCTTCCGGGTCCGCCTTTTCCTCCGCCACAGCTTCCAACTCATCCTCCAGCATGCCCTCTTCGGCATCCGCTGCAACCGCATCCTGGGTTTCGTCACTATCAACATCAACGTCCAGGGTGTTTTTGTAGATCTCTTCTATTTCGTCAGGGGGCGAATCAACCTCCGAAGAAGTTATATCCGCCCCCTCTGGTTTTGGGTCCGGTGCGATCTCCGGGCTAAGGGTTCCCATTGTGAGGGGCAGTGCGTTTTCCGGCGCGCGGAGGCCTGTTCCACGCTGCGGAGGAACCAGTGAGTTGAGCGGTCCCTGTGCCTCCGCTGGACTGGTGTAGCGCTCCAGGTCGCGGTCGTAAGCACGACGTGCCAGCCGAGCTTCGCTGGCTTGGTCCGACGTGGCGCGGTTGATATCGCGCTGCGCGCCCATATTCGCCGCCAGACCCTGCAGAGGGGCGCCGTAGTTCGGGACGTAGTGCTGATACCGACCTGCGCCGACCATCTCCCCGCCGACACCGCCATATATCTGTTGCTTGCTCCTTGCATCAGCGGCTTGCGAGAAGCGTAGTGCGTCCGCCAGCTTCTTTTGGCGGAATAAATCAATCATTTCATTGTATCCGCCGCCCGTGGAGGCGTCCCCCGCATAGGGGTCCAGCCCGCCATAGACATTGGGATCTGCGAGTGGCATTAGAATTGCCCTCCTACATAACCGCCAAGACCACTACCGAGCGCCGCGCCCGCCGCTGTACCGACCACTGGCACTACGGAACCTAGGACGCCGCCTGCGATAGCACCGATACCACTGCCGAGTGCCGAGCCGCCAGCCCGCGAAGCATTGGCTTGCCCGAGCGCCGCTTGATATTGCTGATCCGCCGCACCCAAGAGGTTCGGACCGCCCGTCTGGCCCTGCTGCGCGAAGCTGCTGAACTGCGGCATGTTGACGTTCTGCCCACGCAGGATGGCGTTGAGTTCATTGAGCGGGATGCTGCGGAGGTACGCTTGCTCCTGGATTTGCTGCTGACGTCCCTGCTGTCGCATCGCGTAGTCCGCCGCGCCCTGCTGCCGTCCCTGCATCTGCTTGGTCCACTGATCGCTAAGTTCGCCGTAGCGTTGTCCGCGGCCCTGGAGTTGTCGGCCAGTAATCGTGTCGTACGCACCCATCGCACCGAGGAGCGCCTGTTGACTAGCGTCATTTTCCGTGCGACCGAGCACCTTCTGGGTATCGCCCCACGCATCACTGCCGCGCGTAATCCCCATTGCTGCATTCTTTTGCTCTTCTAACGCACGCCGTTGCTGAAGGTCCGGGGTAAGCCGGGACATCATGGCGTCTTGGATACCCTGCACCGCGCCGAACCCTAGCTCTGGCATGGCACCGAGCTCGCTGGGGTCAAACTCCGGCATGTCCCCCGGCTGATACTCTTCCATTTCGGAGGGCAGCTTGAAGGGATCTTCGTAGGCTTGGTCTACCCGCCCCATGTATTTCGTGCCCAGGTCGGACATATACTTCTGCACGTCCAACTGAGAACGCAGACTACCTTCCAGGGTGGGGTCGAGCTGTACGTCCTGCACCCACTGGTCGGTTCCAGGTTCGTTGTACCAGGACACCGAACCAAGCGGTGAAATCTGTGTGGGGCGATTGGCCTCGGTCGCCGACCGCGCCATCTCCAGATTGCCCTCCGCAGTAGCCTTCGCTGCGCCTGTGTAATCCGGAGGTGGAGGTGCTTTGCTTCCGCCGCCCATATAATCACCTGTGCATTTGTTGTTGAGGTCGTCCCTGCTGCGACTTTTGCCACGCCGCTTGTTGAGCTGCCATCTGCGCCTGCTTCTGTGCCGCGAGCGCCTGTTGCTGCTGGAGCTGAGCCGCTCTAGCCGCAGCGTTCGCTTGTTGCTGAGCCGCCGCGCGCTGCTTCATCGCTTGTATCGCGAGCTGTGCACGCTGCGATGGTTGTCCCACACCTCCGCCGCCCGTCGGTGCAGAAGCCTTCCCACCGCGTGCGGTCGCCGCCGCTTGCGCATACGCCGTAGGGTCAATCTGCCCTCTTGCTACGGGCATTGACGTGTAGCTAGGAGGAGCTGATGAGCTCCCGCCGCCTCCCATCCCCATTTTCCGCTCCTTTAATCCAGGGACACTCTTCCTTGTACATGACCATGACCATCAGCTCGCCATCGGGGTGCGCGCGTGGGATGTTGAATAACGGCTTAAAACCGATATGGAAGCTGAAATTGATGCCATCCTCCCGACTGCTTGGCAGTGTGCCGAGCACACACTCTAGGTTGCATTCATTGAATGGATAGTCGAATGCAGCGAATAGGAAATCACGGGTCACCCAATTCCCAACACCAGCGACGTGCATCTGGCATGACGCCCCGTTGAAATTATCGTAGCCAACGACACCGAGCACCTGATTCGCGCTATTGACTCTCGCTATACAGCGGAAGTGGTCGGTTGGACGATATAGTATTCGCGCACACAGCCAAGTTGCCAGAAACCCCCCGGGATCCGAATCAAAGACCAGGTCCGACATTGTAAATCCAATCGGTGGCAATCCAATATGTTTCCGCCGTAGCAATCCCCTTGAGACGTATCGTGACCGCATAGCCAATCCCACCGACGGTTGTCCATTCTTGACTGACTAACAGCCCGGAACCCCATGTGCCCACGTCCCACACATCCTCATCCCAGAAAGCTGATTCAATGTCTTCCGTAGTAAGCGCCCCGAACACTGTAGAGATGTTATAATCAAAAAGCACCCCCACGAGGGTCTGTGGCGCTTCCTCCGAAAGCAGGGAAGGCCGAACCATAGAAACGTACTTGTTGAGACCGGGAGCATCCATTAAAGTGAACGCCTGCTGCGCCTCATATGGAATGGGATCACCGCCCGTACCATCCAGTTCAATCTTGTCTTTATAGGCCCAGAAGCCTTGATACACTTCGCCAGTCGCCGTGCCAAAGAAGGCATCCTGGCGGAACAGTTGCCAGCAGAGCGCTGAAAAACCATAGCACTCGCTCCATGCGCGCGTGACTTTATTGGCAACGAGTTGATGCGTTGGTGTGTTGACAATCAACAGATTATACGCTGGATAGTCAAAGATCTGCCAGCCGTACTCGTCCTTGTTTTCCGTTATTTCCTTGTCGAATACTTTATGGATCTTAGCCGCGACCTGTTGGCTTGAATTGATACCTGCCGTGTCACTGGCACTGGCGAGGTTCATACTTATGAGCTTTTGCTCAGTAAGTAGAAATAAGTCGCCAGAAATATTCCCACCAAAATTAGTCCCAACGGGGGAACCGATAGTCTGTATCCCCACCAGTGCCCATGATGATGCACTAGCAGGATCGGTTCCTTCGTAAACCGCAGCTTCACCTTCACTGGTCACCACCACAAGTTGGTCCTGCGGTCCCTTGTAGGTATTCTTAGACCATGTGAAGAGGCCGACCAAGCGTCCACCAAGCTTGAAGAGCGGGCCGAAGTCAAACTTAGAAGCAATGCCGTAAATTTGGTCCGTAGGCAGATACCACGCGACCATTGTATCTTTCTGCGCGAACCACAGACGGCGTTGATGCGTGACAACCGCCACAATGACCTTCGGGTCTATATTTTTAATAGTACCAGAAACAATACCGTCACCAAGAAGAAGACGAGTAAGGCCACCACTAGAGCTATACCAAATTCCGTCGTCAGCCCCGTTAAACGCGACCAGATGCTGGCCACCCGAGTTCGCAAAGTTCGTTTGCTGCCACTGAGCGTGGGAGAGTCCCGTGATGGCTTTTGCGACACCAGTGTAATCCCCCGAAGTAGTAACCTCCGTCATCCAAGCTGTGACGTTGTCAGTGACCATTGCCCACATCTTACTGCTCGTGCCGCCCATCCATACAAGGAGCGTTTGTACTTCCCCGCCGAGATTAATGGCGTGCTTCTGGCTCCCACGCCGAACACCTGTCCCATAGGCGTCCACGATCATATTGCGCAGCAGGGAAGCGTCTTCCTGCGGCATGGTGATTAAAGTGTCACGCGCATTGAGCCCGCCCACCGGCGACGGTGTCGTCGTGGTGAAATTTACCTTTTGAACGGGCCTATGAAGGGATACAGGCATTAGACGCCCCAACTCCCATCTGGCACATTATTGACCGTGATGTACGGGAACCGATTACTACGCGCGAGCGATAGCACGGGGGCGCCTTTATCTTTGCCCACGAGGGCATAGAATGCGCGCAGGAAGTCATCGCGGAATGCGGTAGTGTCAAAGCCTTTGATTTCCCAAAACTTCAACTTGCCAAACTTCTGCAAGAGAAATGGGTCCAAACGGACGACGTTGTCTGTGTTCTGGATGTCACGGTAAGATTCAGTCCCCCCGGTGTTTTCAACCCATTCGCCAGAGATGTATTCCATGACAATGGACGCAGACGTAGTCGTAGGGAGTACTTGGAACTTATTGTTGCGGACCCGATAGCGCAACCTTCCGCTCAACACACTCGAACTTTGAACCCATTTCCATTGCTGAGGGCTAGTCGGCCCCATCAACGGCCATCCGTTGGTTTGATCCCACTGGGTCTGGTCTACAAAGTAAGCCCAGTCCGTAGGCAAGACGTACTCCGAGGAAACACCATCTGTGGTCACAGTGTAGTCGCGGCTGAGTTGCTGCCACGGATACGTGAGCACAAGCTCCTTGCCAGCGGAGTTGACTAGCGACATCAGTTGCGCCGCTGTAGCGTCATTCGCCGATTGCTGCAAGGCGAACTCCGCCTGAATGGCGTTTACGATGCCGGCGACAGTGTCCCTCGGAGGATAAGCCATCTTATGGAGTCACAGGTGGTGGTCCGGGCGGCGCGGGCGGCTGATCCCCCGGCTTACTCTGCGGCGCATCGCTTTGGTCGGTTTCCTCTTCTACGTCGACCACTTCGAGCTTGTCAATAACCAGAAGCAAGAGTTCTGGTGATGCAACACCGAAGTTTTCCCGGAGATAACGTGCCTTGGCCCCGAAATCCTCATCTTCACCTTTCTCCGCGATTGCCTGGTCCAGGTCATATGGAGATGGAGAACCGTCGTAGTATGAAGTGTTGACATTTGGGATGTTTTCTGGCTTTTCGGCTTCAGGCACCGCGCCAGAGGAGATTCTAGCTACTCTTGCCATTACTTCTTCTCCTTTGCCAGAAGTTGATCTAACTTGGCGGACAGGCTGGCAACACTCTCCGACAAAGTTTTAATCTGCGAATCCCGCTCAGCCAACATGGAATTGAGCTTGGTCTTTTCCGCTTCGTTTGCTGCCGCATCCATAAAGGTCTTGGCGCGCGCACGCAACATATGGAAGCCCTGGAACTTTTGCGCGACGGTATCTGATGCGCCCAGGATTTGTTCCACGGTCAAGATGTTGAAGTATTTCAACTCTTGCACTTGCGAAACGGTCAACCACGGCACGGTATCAATCGGCGTGCCGCTGATGGACTGCTTTTCCTGCGCCTTGTACTTCGCCCATTGATCGGGGAAGCGTTGCTGATACGAAGGCGTCACTTCGGTGGCAAACACATCGCGGCTTCCCGGCGTGATAATCTTGATGTAATCAATTTCATCATAAATATGCCGTCCCGCTTCGTTGCTCTTCATTTCGTTGAAAATGGCGTTCTTATAAAACGTCACCCACAGCTTGTTGTCCTGCGCGTACTTCCGCTGCTCTGCTTCGTGCAGCGTAATGTCCGGCATTGGACTTAGTTCAGCCATAATACCTCCATTGTCATGCCATTTGGTCCGCTGCGGGAATGTCCCGCACCGGCACATTTTCACCCAGGAACTGAACGTCCTTTAGGGTCATGCTCGCCGTGCCGCTTGGCGTGCTGATCATGAGGCGATAAGTCGCATCAACCGAACCGTAATCAATGAGGTTCAATGCAAAACCCACGCTCTTGGTCGGGCCTTCGGCAGTTTCCTCTGTTTTGCGGTTGAGGACAATACCGTTCTTTTCTAGCTGGACCGTCAGCTCGCTACCTTGTGGCCCTTCAAAGACACCCGTGACCCATATTTTGGAAGTCATGGAAGGGACGGCATTCAACTTACGCGAAATCGTGCCTGCCGCCGCGTTGACTTCCCACTCGGGCGGAAAAGAACTTAGAATACTGTCAAAGATCATCGGCTGTGGCGTCGTGGTCAGGTTGAACACGCGCGTCCCCACCGACAGTCCGCCGTACATGGGCGTGAATGTGTCGAGGAAGTCCACAATCATGTTGCGCACGTCCGCGGGCTCAATGGACTCCGTGGTGTTGTCCGGCAGAGTTTGATTCGCCTGCGTCACCAGTTGCTGAATGGTACGGCGCGTCATACGTCGAATCCTTCATTAAACCCTGCACTGAATGCTCCAAGCTCCAGAAGTTCGGAGTCTGGCACAAATACGATGTCACGGAAGTAGTTGCCTTCGTTGAATGAGCCAGTGGGGAATGTCCCTGGCGTACCGAACACGCCATTCTGCCCATCGTCCACCGAACGAATATTGCCGTTGACAATGGCGGTCGCTAATCCTGAATTGGTCACGGCGTAACTGGTGCCGATGTTGACCGAGACCACGTAGGTCGTATCTGCGTCGATAGCAAGCGGAGACGCTAAGTCTTGTTCTTGCCAGCCAGAAGCTGTTTCGCTCGCAAAAACAACGGACGCGAGTTGCGTGCCCGCCGCCGACCATATTCTTCCCGTGTGCGTTGTCGCACCCTCGCTTGGCGCGCGATAGTAGCGTATCGCAGTGATTTCCCCCGCCACATCTACCTGGAACTTCATACCCATTTCGTACGGACTACCATCGGTCGCGTCTGGTGTACCCGGCACCTGCGAGGTAAACAGTGACTGTGGTTCCCCTGGCTCACCAGCCTCGCTTAAGGTCCAACTACCGCCGTCGCTGGTTGCTTCACCATAGAGGTCAGTTTGCGGCGTGATTGTTACATCAACTAGGTCGGTGGGCAGTGTGTCCGTGCCGGTCAACGGCAAAGTCGCACCCGCCGCGAGGCCAAACCCAATGAACGATCCCAGATTGCCGCGGACTTCTCTAATACTCGGCAGTTGCGCTCCCGACGCGTAACCGATTGCGGTTGGCGCGGGAACGTTACTGCCGATAGCCGGAGCAGCCGGTCCGCTCATGCCAGCGTCCAGGACAGTACGCCGCTGGACTCTACGGGCGTCGCTGTGACGAAGCCAGTGCCACCCTTCGCCGGAACAATGACGGGGAGGCTGTTTGGAAATGAATTAGCGGGGTCACTTGCTACGAGCGCCGCCAGTCCACCGATACCGATACCGAAGCCGATGAAACCTAATACCTTCGGGCCGCGCGTACCTGTTTGTGCAGCGGTCCCCGTGCCGATGAGTGTGTTCTGTTGGACGTTGCCGCCAATGGTTGGAGCTGCTGGACCTGTTGCCATGAGGCTCTCCAAAAAGGGGGATGCCTGTTAGGGGCAGACATCCCCAAGGGAGGTATACTTACTCGAACATCTTGCCTTGAAACTGCAAACCAGATGCAGTCAAGTTTCCAGCGAACGCCAAGATGGTGACATGCGCATCTTGGTTGACGCTGTAGCGATCTCCAGGCTTCAGCGGCACGAAGTTCCGCGCGCTGTGGGGACGCCAGAAGAGATACTTGGTGTTCAAGAAGTACGCCGTGGATGCTGGCATGAAGCCACCGATGCCGCCGTCAAGCACAACATCGCAGTCCATGTACTTGATGGAAACGAAACCGCGATTAGCGGTGCCGCTGTCCGTGAACCGTTGCTGCGCCTGAACACTTGCCATGAAGAAGCCCCAATAGACATTGTCTACGACAATGAGGTTGGGGCGGTCACTGCCACGCACGAGGCTGGCCCACATCCGGTTAAAATAGTCCTGGATGTTATCCTTAGTCGTTGCGCCGCCAGAAGTGGTGGCTTTCAGGATCTTGCTGCGCCAGAAAGTCCAGGTGCCCCGGTCAATGCCACCATCGCTGCCGGTGGTCGGGTCGGTTGGAACTTTCTTGAGCAGCCCGTCAATTTCCTTGCCGCCGGAACCCGTACCATCGCTGTAGATACTGGCGGCAACGAGGTTCGCCATTGTGGACTCGGCAACGGAAATGCGGGCTTCCATGAGGTCAATCATTTGCTCAGAACCCGCGTTTTGGAGTTCTTCCAAGCCACTGATTGTCACGGGACAAGCCGCTTGTTTGATTTGATACTCCGCTGCGCTGATAACATCCTGCAGCGCAACAGGCAACGTTTCGTAACCAGAGTACCATCCGGCATTGCCGTTCTCAGCAAACGACAGTTCCTGCATAATGCTGGAGCCGCCGGAGAAGGTCTTTTGATTGCCACCTTTCTTCAGGTAGGCCAAAAGCGCGTTGTTCTTGGTTACATTGTCTGCGATTTCTTTGCTACGATTTTGAATCGTCGTAGCGATAATGTCGGTGATTGCTGCATTGGCGAATGCCATAGTAGACCCCTGTCAAGGTTAGTTGTCATGTGCTACCCTCGACGATGGGTGTATCGGCTTCTACCGGCACTTCGTCAAAATCTGTTAGGCGGTGTAGCGGAGTGACCGCCCATCTCCTGAGCCTCTTCTGTTTTGGCCGAAGTGGGGCTCTGTATTTATGCTGTCGCACTTCCTGCGGATGCTTAGTCCGTACGAGGAAGAACTGTTCAACTATACTCATCTTCTGGCGTGCATAGCGATGGCATGTTCTAACGTCGCACGAAGATCACTTGTATCTACGCCTTGTGGCGGAGCCATTCTGGGTGCGCCACCCACCGATACGGAAGCCGCCTTCGCTTTCGCGGTTTGGTCCTGAACATGGGTCCGTTGGGCTTGCCCGATTACCAGTGGCCCGATTTCAGGGTGTCCAGCCGCAGCTTTAGTGTACGCTTCCTGTAGACCAATAGCAAGCCCCCGCTTGGCATATAGATCAATTAAATCGGCCATATCGTGCCGCAGCTCTTCAAAGTACGGATACTTTGGATCGTCAGCCATGTTGACGACCATTTCGTTGGCTTGCGTCTGCTGCGCGGTTTCCGCCTGCTGCCGTCCCTGCTGCATCTGCCCCATGAACTGATAGACCGGACCCAACGCCTGTTGGATCTCACGACGCATCACACTGGCAGGTTCCGTATCTGCAGTGATTCTTCCAGACAGCACTTCATCCAAAGTAGGCAGATCAATATCATAATCACGAATGATATTAGCAAGAAGCTGAGCCCGCTCTGACTTTGTACCAGACGCCAGACCACTTTCAATTTCAAACAGCCGTTTCGTATGTAGGATCGGGTTCGACTGAAGCGACTGTATGCGCGGGAGGAAAGGCTGGACCACATTCGCGAACTCGTTCGTAAAGCTACGAAGGCCAGCGTACTGCTTGAGCTGATTGTCTATGTCCCTTTCGCGCTTGAGGACCTCCTGCCGTACAGGAAGGGGAAGCGTCCCCCAAGCTGTTCTAGCCTCGCCCTTCCAGGATTGGGGTGGTCGGTCAACTCGGGCTCTGGCTTGCTCTTGCGGTGTGGCGTCCGGCTTCGGCGCTTCAGCGGCTTTTGGGGCTTCGGGCGGCTTGTCTGCATCTTTATCTTTAAGATAAGACTCGGTGGATGGTGTTGGGGAGGAAGCCCCTTCCGCGCGTGGAGTCGCGGTCGGGGACTCGGTGGGAGCCGGTGTCTTTGCCCCCGATGGGGCTTCCGTTACGGGTGCGGGCGCAGCCGCCTCTGTGGAAGCGACCGCGGCGCTGATAGTGTCCCTAAGACTCGGGGAACTTGAACTTGGGGAGCTTGTTTCTTCTGGCATGGTCTATATTCCTGGCAAGTTCTCGCTTAATGGCTTCGCGTTCTTCGGAGGAGTGGTTCCAGGGTTGATTTGCAAGCAAGGGTGGTAGACCCTGAAGCTCCTGTGTTGGAACAACATCGTGTCGTAAGCAATGTTCCCGCATCCCGCGACGCCCACGGACAATAGTGCCATCAATAGACGACACAAAGTCCTGAATATCTGGTACAATCGTCGGCCCTACGGAGGGGGCAGAAGGTGATACATACTCATTGGCCGGGATTAGATTGCCCGTTCGGTCCTGAACCCATTTCTTTCGCATTCTGTTGTGCCTGTTGGAACATTGCTTTCGCCACGCCGAGGCGCAGGTCGGACTGCGTCTTCGCTTGCTTCGCTTGAATGTCAGCCTTGGTGGTCATTACCTTCGCTTGCACGTCCGCCTGCGCCTTCATTTGTACAGCTTTCGCTTCAGTCTGTGCCTTGATTTGCGATGCTTTGATGTCCGCCTCAGCCTTAAGCTGAGCCGGATCAGGCTTGGGCGGTTGCTGCGCTTGCTGCTGAACCATTTGTTCAATCTGCTGCAATGCCCGATCCACAGCCCCCTCCACGTCCTTACCTACCTTGAATCCGGCAATGCCGAACTTAAGTAGGGATATTGTCAGTGGAAGGAGCTGAGGCATCTGTTGCACTGCGACCACCGCTTTCTCCATGTAAGTGGACACTGCGCCAAGGAATTCTATGCGTTCCTGTTTCTCCTTGGTGTAGTCCGTTTGCGCCAGGGAGTCCGGCTGAATGGTGATCCGCCACTGGAAGGTCCCTGGGTTCTTAAGCAACTTGAGAGCCTCCGGAACATACGGGAGGTCTGCTGGTTCCATCTGTTCGCAGTTCGCCTTGCGCTCTAGAATTTCCGGCGTATAGTGCCTTGCTGCGATTTCCCCCTTAATACGAAGGATTTGCGTGCCAAAGTCCAAAATGCACTTCTGCAGCGATTGGATGCGCACACTGGCGAACTGCGCCTTCAACTCTTGCGCACCCAAGGTTTCTGATGCCTTGGTCGCCCCGCGCACGATGTCCGCGATACCAGTGAGTTCGTAGATTTGCTGCTTGAGGTCTTCCCGTGCCTGCCGAAGCCGCTCCAGGCACAGCGCAATCATGTCCAACGGGAGCCAGTCTACTTGCCCCTTGATGCCGCCCTTCTCCGCGAACATCGCCCAATTATCCACCGGGACCAGGGTGTTTTCGTTGCCTTGCAACAGCCGCTGGACCCCTTCGCTGGAGCGGTCGTAGACGCCCGCCACCTTGCAAGCCGAAACGAGGAGGTCAATGCGCGTGTTGACGAGGTCCAGGGAATTGTACTGGTCTTGCCACAAGGTAAAGTCCGGAACCGGGACCAGCCTGGACGTGGTAGTCGTAGCGAAGAGCGGACGGGGAAAGGTATCAAAGTCGCTGAGCGCCAAAGGATCTTCTTTGGTGTCGAGAAGGTAGTCACAGTCGAGACAAACCCAGAGGACTTCCCTACGCTCGCGGTCCCAGATCTCGTACACTTCCGCCTGCTTGAAAATGAGCTCTTCTGGCTTGATGGCGTTGGTGTCATCGGTGCTCTTGACCCCCTTTTTGAGCGGAACCGCCCTGCCTATTTCTTCCCCGAAACGCTCCACCAACTTGTCGCGTGTCATCATAACCCGCCGACCGCCCCACCTGCGCTCTTCCCATGTGCGACACGGCGACCAGATAAAATCCTTGAAGTGGACCCACTCGGTGCGCACCTGCTGATCCACCACTTGCTCAACGGCGGTGGAAGCGTCTTGGAGCGGCTGCTGCTGATCCATCTGCACCATTTGCGTCGTGGTTTCCAGCCGGAGCCACGCCTGCCCCATCCCCGGGACGAGCCTATTTTGGATGGCTTGCAGCATCGCCGGGGAAAAGTCCTCGTGAGAAGCATCTAAGTCCTGCTGAAGCGCCCGTTGCAGAATCGACGCGGCTACGCGCGCCACATCATCATTTGAGTCTTTGAAGGTACGGCTGACTTCCACCTTCGGGACGGCGTTGTACAGCGCGCTTTGCATGATCTGCACGTTGGAAGTGTAAATGTTGAACCGCCGCTCCTCGGAGTGCTCCGTGCCCCGCTCGTCAAGGAACCGATTTTCGCATTCGTCACCTTGCTCCCACCAATCTTCCAGTTCCTTTTGTGCCATGCGGATTTCGGCCTTCCACCGCTTGCATTTCCCGTCCTTTTCCTCTGCTTCGTACGCCAGAAGAGAGTCAATAACTCCGGCGGACGACCCAGCGGAGGCGGTAGCAGCGACGTCATATTGGCTCATGGCTTATACTCTTGAATAGAGGCGTCCGCGACGCTTCTCGGAGTCGCCGAATAGCGTGTGCAGATTGTACCCTTCTTCCTGCACCTCTTTGAGACGCGGGGCAACTGGCTGATACGGCTTGACAATCAAGGCGAAGTATCTAAACGCATCCGCATAGTGAGAGGTCCAGTCGTGTTGCGGCCTGTCCCGGAAGGCTTTGAGGTCTTCGTCATACTCGCGCTGATATTGCTTTAGCGCCTCCACGCCGTCCATACACCCTGGAAGCGCGAAGTAACAGTGCGGCAAGATGAGACGAGCCGCGGATATGCCATCGTGGACCTTCATGTTAGGGACGATGTGTGGCCGAATGCCCGCGGAGAGGAACTGTTCCACTATAGATCTGCCGGTTTGAAGTGAGTGCGCCTTGGCATCGTGCGGCAACCAGACCTCGCCTAGATTCGGCAGTTGGAGGAGGCGTTGGATATAGTAGTCCGTTGCCTGGAAGTTTTCGGCGAAGCTGTAAGTCAGCAGATACCCGTCGGGCTTCGGCTGCCAGAACCAAAACGCCGTGTCGTCCGTATACCCTAGATCGCATACCGCATTCACTGGATGCGCTGGATCGTAGGTGTGCGCAGCGGAGATGCGCCCCTCTTCTTCCGCCATGCGGAGTTCTTTGCCGTATATGGACCCGCGGATGGCCGCATCGAAGGAACACTCATATTCTTGGGCGTACTCGTCTTCATCCATGAGCCGCCGCTGCTCCCCTAATTCGTAGTCGCTGAGAAGACCCGTCTCGGAGGCTTTGAGAGCCAGCGAGAGCCACTCGTGCGGGTTCTGCTGCGCGTGGCGGACGACATCGTAGAAGTGATTCTTACCGTTGGGCGTACCGATGAAGGTCGCCCACCCCTTGCGATCCGCCAAGGTGGGGAGGATAACCTGCGGCCACACGGAGGGCCTCATTAGACCAAACTCATCCATGACCACTCCGTCGTTGTACACGCCCCGCATAGCGTCGGCATTGTCCGCCCCAAAGAGGCGAATGGTGGAGCGGTTATGCGGGAAGCGCACGGACAATTCCGACTCGCTGACTTTCGGACTCGCTGGAGACGCGTAATACTTTAGATAATCCCATGCGATGGCCTTCACTTGACTGTAGTAGGGCGCGATATAGCTGAAGCGCGCGGCGTTACGACGTGTCGTGACCGCCGAACTAATGAGGTCGTTGACACAAGCGACGGTCTTACCCGCACGCCGATGTGCAACCAGCGCCGCCCACCTTTGGGATCGCTGATGATACGGCGCGAACTGTGGACGGGGTTCGTATGGAAATACAACTTCCCTAGCCATCGCCGCTCCTCTGGACGTTGTCTTCAACAGGGTCCAGATCTATTGTCTTGACTGGAGTCGCTAGACGGAAGACAATTTCGCTATTGTCCCCCATGACTTCATTACTCGCGAGGGGCAGAGTGCGCGCCCAGACGCTCGTATAGAACTTCGTTGGATTGCGATTGCCCCACTCCGCCAACCGACTGACGCCGCCCATGAGTTCGAACGCCAGATGAACGATTTCCTTATTGCGCTTATTGGTGACATCTTTAGGCCGCGTGATGGAGGGTGGATGATAGGATACGCCCTCAAGGAGAGGAACCTGTAGGAGGTCTTCGGCCGTCTCGGGCTCGGTGGAGGAGTGAGGAGGAGGTGTATCTACGACTGGGAAGTGCATGCGAATATTGTACGGGTGCGGGCGTGAGAATGCAAGCGATTATGGTCGTTGGATACCCATGTTGAGCACACAGATACCCGTACTTATTACATGGGTAATGAGGGCTTGAAATATACACGAAAACAATGAACGGCGCAATATCCGTGCCAGGTAGCCCTGCTTCGGGACCGGGGGGAGGCAAAATCTGTGCCACTCCCCTCCTGGCACAGATTTTGCCCACGATCCACAGAGCAAGTTCCATGCCTGGCACAGATCTTGCCCTCCCTCCATGTTAGTGGGCGCTTACTTAAACTATTTTCCGTGCTCCGGAAAATAGTTGTTGCTTTCTGCCCCAGAACCTGTATAATGGTTTCTGTAGTGCAGCAGTTCCAGGGTCAACCGGTAAAGCGGCCCCGACCAGCAGGTGGCAGGACCACCCGTCAGGCGCAGCAGGTCGTAGCGCCCACGTCAGCAGGCTGTCGGCTCTTT